TCGCCATGTCGCGGTACTCCCACGACTGGTACGCGATGAGCTGGCCGTAGTTCCCCTTCGCGTCCAGGAATACAATTCCGCTCGGGTAGAAGATGTCGACCTCGATTGCGGTGACCAACTGGCCGATAGGACAAGCCGGGAAGGGGCCACGGTAGCCTGCCACGAGGTTCGAGCTATCGAGTAGGATCTGCGCCACGTTGGACGACAACGCATCCCAACCTGGCCATGAGTTGTCGTCGGTGCCGTCTGCGCGAAGGCGTTTAACCTGCATGGTCGACGTGGTGATCGCCAGAATGCGGAACTGGAAATTGCGGTATGACATCGCCATTACGACGGGACCAATTACGAGGCCGGTGCCCGGCGCGCCACCGTCATAGTCCAGTTCCAACGTGGTCGGGCTAACAGCGGTGACCGTGTAGAATCCTTGGTTCTGTCCCGTGATCTGGATCTGATCGCCCACGATGAAGTTGAACTGGGCTATCGGCCCGGAGATCACATCGCGTCCGCCGGTCCCTGTTCCGTCTGCGACGGTGAAGTTGTACGGCGCTGCCGGGTTAACGATCAGTCCGACCGTCCAGTCTGCGGGGAACGTACCCGCACCGCCGGGAAGCGTTACGGTGTCGCCTGCGAAGTTCATCACCGAGGCGGATACAGCCGATGTCAGACCGCCGGTGCTTACCGTCAACTCAAGGCCGGAGGCACCGGTATTACTCGCCCCGACTTCAGGGGCCGTGTACCAGAAGTAGTGGGCGGCGTTGGTGGACAGATCGGCGCCGGGCCCGTAAACCGAGAACAGAGCGTCAGAGCCCAAGTTGGTTAAAGGCGTTTCGCCGGTCTTGATCTCGTTTGCGTTGATCAGGTACGAGCCTTGCCCAACGGCCAGGCACATTTCCGTGCGGATCTCGCGAGGCGCGGCGAAGTAGCTGCGGGGCGGCACGAGGTAATCTGGATAACGCTGCGGGTTGTATCCGAACAGCTCCGGGCGCACGTCATTGATCTTGACCTTGTTGCCCTTACTACTGGACTGGTCGAGAGCTTTGCCCTGTTGGCTAGACTGCTGGTTTAATCCGGGCAGCTTTGGCATCAGCAGCCCGAGTACCGCCTTGGCGCCAGCAACCAGGGCGAAGGTAATCGAGAAGGGGTCCGTGCCTTTCGGCTCGCGGTAGATCTCTACGCGATCTTCTGCGGTGATCAACGTGCTTAGCCACTGACGCGGCAGCAGGCGTTCGTCATTCACGTACAGGCTGATCGCCAGCTTATCCAGCGGCGTGCGTTTGGAAATGCCGTGACGATACAGCCACTCCGCGACCATCTGCGGCTTGCGGATCTTATAGGTTTCCTTCCCTTCGTCCGAAAGGCGGCTCGCGTAAATCTCGATCATGGGCGATCTCGGTGAAAGGTCACGGTAGAGTGGTCGCGCAGCCACTTGTGTAGTGGCATGCAGCGGGGGCCGCGCGCCGGGTTGATCTCCAGAATGCGCAGCCCGTCCGGCGAGTCGATCACCAGCGCGACGTGAGTACAGATGCGCCCGATCATAACGGCCGCGATGGCGCCATGCTCGGGTTCGCAGCGCTCCATGCAGGATGACTCTTCCTCGTAGGCCCGGGTGAACTCCCTCGGGTCTGTATTACGCAGGGCGCCGTATTCGGCCAGGAGACGCTTTCCAAGTTCAGCATGGCGGACAAGACGGACTAGGCCCCAGCAATCGAACTTGTCAGGGCCGCGAGCGCCGTCCTCGTAGGAGCATCCCAAGTATTTATTCACAAAGTCCATCAGATGTACCTGAGCGCAGGAGCGTAGTTCACAGTGTACAACGCTCTCGGCCAGGCGACACCGATCATGTTGAAGTACCCGGTCTCCAACTGGGCTTCCTGCCCCTGCAGCGTACCGCCGAGCACCGTCAAGACGTACGGCTTTTCAGCCGGCGCCGAGAGGTTGGTATTAAGGTACGTTCGGTATACCGCGGTGACCCTAGCGTTCGTTGCTATCGCTTGGTCGATGCGTCGCGATACTTCGCCCGTCGTGTTATCTACCGCGAAGGCTAGGGTTTGGTTCCCTTTGTTGTTCTTCGCGGCCAGGGCGATATCGATGTTCGCGGCGATAAAGGTGACGGTGCGGAAGTCCTCCGTCACCGCGGTTACGTCGTCGAACCCGTTGCAGATGAAGACCGGTTCGTCCCAACCTGGGCAGGTCAGTTCAAGCGTCCTGATAATCGCATCAAGACGCTCGTTTGCCCCCGCGTTCACTTCTGCGAGAATTTGGCTCATTGGTTATAGTACACGGTTACGTCAAGGGTAGCCGAGTCAGCATTAGCAACCGTAACGTCTTGCGTCGCAACCGTGAAGCCGGTGGGGCTTTTGCTCACGACAACGATTGGCTCGCTAGCTGTTATCTGCACAACGTAACCGCTGTTCGGGTAATCGGTGTCCAAGAATGAAAACGCATACGATCCAAGCCCAGTACGGATGGCCGTCATACCGAAAATACTGCCTATTTCCGTAAGAGCGCCAGTTCCGGTATACGAGCCTGATGCGACCACTGCTGGCGCGGCGGCGCGCGCCCCTGCTGACAGGTTTATGTTGGTCGTACAGCTATCGAAGTAATTGTCTTGTCGGTTCGCCCCCTGGATGTGCCGGTTACCTACAGCACCTACCACAATGCCGTTCGCTAACTGCTCGAAGCGGTTCCCCTTCATGAACACGCCATTGCAATTCTGCAGCACGTTAATACCCGTTGCGAGGTTGAACGGGTATTCAAAGCCGTTTGAGATAATATTGAAGTTGCTGATCCGTTCCGCGGACGAAGCGCTGAGTAGGATACCGATTGCGCCAGTCAACTGTACGGGCCCCGGCATTGTGCCGCCCGGTTGGAACCGGCTTTCGAACACGGTGTTATTGTTGGCTCCGTCGCCGACCCGAATACACGTGGACGTATTGCCCATGTAACACCGGGTAACGCTGTTATACGTGCACTCGGTGACGATCCACGTTGCTTCCATGTTAAGTGTGCAGTTGCCCAAGATAGGCTGCCCGAGGATCCAAACGCGATCGATGATGCCGAACTGGATAGATTTCCAGTCGACCACGTTGGCGTTACCAGACGCCGGCGCGTTAATGTTCAGGTCTTTCAATTCGCAGAAGAGCCGCGTAATTGTCGCGCTGTCCGGGTTGCGAATGACAGGGCCGGCACCAGTGAAGTTCAACTTGGTATCGGTCATGCTTTCGCCGAGCAGGCAGCAGCCGTTTGTTTTATACAGCAGAGTGCCCGTCAACGAGTAGGACGCGTTCGGCACATTCACCCGACGGATGCTGTCAAGTGGCTTTTGGAACGATGCAATATCGTTGGTTACGTTATCGCCTCGTGCGCCGTATTCGAATACATCGTCATTCGGTTGAACGCGAATCCAACAGCCGCTGCCCCCCGGCAAAGTTTCCCCGGTTCCGTCAAGGAAAGCAGACAGTGCCGCTTGGGTACCATCCCACGGCACTGTCGGGCTGATCACCCGTCCGCCGTCGTGCCTGCTTTTCAAAATACTCGGATCGTAAACGAATGTGCCGCCACCTTTAGGATCAAACGTGGCTGATACAGCCCAGCCTGTGTGGTAACTGCTAAGACGTTTCTGCCGTCCTGACGCAGTGGGCTCCGTCAACAGAGCGAATACGGATTCAACAGGTTGCAGAACCTGTCCTACGGTGTCATCCGGGTAGGAGGTAGCTTCGTCGAAGCCTATCATCCCCGCCCCGGTATCGAGTGCCAGGGAAGCGCGCAGGGCGGCATCGCCTACGTCGACCAGTAGGAGCTGGTCGGTCGCCCAAGTACCCGTCAGGTTCACCGGGAAGCTGGCCGGCATCTTCACCTTGTACACGGAGCCAGCGCGGTCGATGAGCTGCGTAGGGCGCAGCACGGTAAGCGGCGTGCCGTCCACGTAGACCAGGTGGGTAGCCTCCCACCCGAAAGCCTCGATGAAGTCGGCGACCATCTTCTGCATGCCGGCCCATGTCTCACGACGCTTGTTGAAGCGGTCGTAGAACGATGGCAGCTCCGAGTTCATCGCGTCGTCGAAGTTCGAGGCGTTGTTGAACAGCACCTTGACTTCAGTCGAGCCGAGCGGAAACTGCGTTGTTGGGTAGGTGTTGGCCATTGGAACCTCTGATTAAAATTTTAGCTTGATTTTGTCCAGTTAGTGCCGTCAAAAACCAAGAGGATCCTGGTAAATCCGGTCAAGATCAAGTCTGCACCTATTCTGATGTTACCGCCCGAAGTTTTCAGCGTGATAGGTTCGGCGCCAACACCGGATGCCAGCCACAAGATATCCCCGAGAGTCCCCCCATTGATGGTCGAAAGATCTACCCCGGCTCCCGTTCCGCTTACGATGTTGTGATAACTACGGGTCATAGTCACGGCACCTGCCGCCACGGTCAGCGTCGAGCGTTGTAAGCGATGCTTCTGCCCTTCGTTCACTATTGGGGTGAACAAGCCTGCGCTCGTCATACTGGCTCGAACCGAGCCGCCCGAGACAATCTCAAAGGTGTCAGCCGCAGAGTTGCGAAGGATGGTGCCTGCGGAGCTTGACGTGGTGCTATTGGCGAGTTGGATAGAGGGACCTTCGGTTGGCATACGCAGGCGAATCACTTTTCCGCCGCGAATCACTTCGACCGCTGCCGCGGGGGTAAAGCCTATGGTGCCGCCGACCATGGTTATGTCGCCGTCTATCAGTGCATCTAGTTTCCCTGCGCCATGGATCGGGTCGTCAGTGAAGCGGCATCCTACAAAGCCTATTTTGTCGCAGGTAGAGTTACCAATGAATTTTGATGTGGTCGCTCCGGGACTAGCCAAGTCGGGTAGCTCCATGACTGTCCCATAAAACCATACGTTACTACAATCGTTTAGGATCAATGGGGTATCGCAGTAGGTGTTTATCCTCCCTCCGTAGACGTAAAGACCGTCGATGTTATACCCGCCGGTAGACGAATACATAAGAGCGCATACGCCCCACTGGGCTGCGGTAAGGTCTCGCTTATGATGGTCATTAGCGTAGTACATCCACCCGTGGGATTCGGTGCCGCTATGGCCTGCAGAACCAGTGCCTAGGTTTACGAATCCGCGCTCACCCATGGAAGATCCATTGGTGAAAGTGTTTGAATCAGGGTCATTACCGTAATTTATTACCCCGGCCACTTTCCAGTACCCAGCAGAAACGAAACTAAAACGCCCTAAACAACTATCCCGGACGAAAACACCGACGTCATAATCAGCACGATTATCGGTAGACACCGATGTTACAGCGCCTCCCGCGTCTAAAACATCCATGTCCATAATGACCGCTATACCGTGGAGCTGGGCCGGAGAATTATCACCGACCATAGTCACTGCGGGCCGAATTGAGGTGAAGGGGGCCTCGCGAGCGGTTGATTCTGTATGGGCCCCAATTCCTGTAAAAAGAAAGGAGGTTCCTGGTATCAGATGTTTATATCCGGGCCTTAAAAATCTCTTGTCGTCTTGAATCGTCGGGAAAGCCCCCATTACACACGAGCCGTCTCCCACGGGGATCATGCCTAGCGGAAACACGATCCCATCCGAAAAACGATAAACGCCCTTTGGGAACCAAACGGTACTGGTCGTTGGGATATTCGCGATCATATTATTAAAAGCGGCGAGATTGTCGTAGGACGCGTCGCCCCGTAGACCCCAAAGCTGAGCATTAATACGCGTCATCGCGATAATAGCTTCACCGCCCGGCGCTAGAAGTTCATCCCGCAGAACAATGGCGTCTGCGTCCGCTTCTATCCCTGCCAGGGTCCGGCGCGTTGTGCCGAGACGATCCACGAACGTTGGGAAAGTGCTATTCGTAAGCTCGTCGATATGCTTGGCGTTATCGTCCAGGTCGCGAGGGTCGATCGAAGGGACCGGGTTGCCCGTATTGTAAAAACTCATGGCGTCGGCCACTCCTCATTGATAGCTTGATCGGTTTCGAGAATGTACACCTGCCAAGGGTTAAGAGGCCATTCGTCGTTCATAGC